GTTTAGACCATAAAAAAGGGGACCGAAGCCCCCTTTCGTGTTACTGTTTAACTTAGTCCTTCTTCCAAAGTGACCATAAGATTGCGATTGTAACTAATCCTACTAAACCTTCGTTACCTAGGCTTGCAACTATCGCTGAGATGTTATCGATAACACCTAAAGATAGAAATGGTACATTTGCACCGAACACTACTTCTAGTGCTACTGACAACCCAATAAGTTGTACAGCAACTGTAGTGATATTACCTATTGTATCCGTGATATTTTTCCACATAAATTTTCTCCTTTTATGTTGTTGTTGTTTTGATATCTCAAACTTCATTCATAATCAGTAGTAATATTTAGACAAAAATGGGGTTAGAAAACAGGTTTCTAACCCCAAAATAGTAAAAACAGATGGAGAGATTACTCGTCCTCTTCCGCTAACTTACTGAAATAACTCAAAGTTTCGTCTGAATCATCATCTTCAGTTATTGGAGCAGGTGTCGGGGAACTTACTGTTTCTGCTACTACTGGTTCTACTTTTGAAGCTGCAGGTGGGATGGCAACATCTTCGGCAGTACCAGTATTTCTAACGCCAGATAGAACTTTGTCAAGTTTTGCTTTAAGCTCATCATATGATTTAAAGTTCTCTGGTGCGAGAAATGGTTGTAATGGATATTGTTTATTCCATATTTCTTCAATTGCCTCGTCATTAGGTGCAATAGCAGATTTACTATCGAACTCTGACTTATCATAATTCCAATAGCCATCAACTTTTCTGATTTTTAGTTTAAAGTTTGCACCTTCCCAAAAGTCAAATGGGTTGATTGGCGTTTCATCTTCAAACTCAGGTTTCATCGCTTCAGTAATCTTATCAAAGATTTTCTTACCGAATTTATATAGTTTTACTTGACCTTCGTTTTCAGGATGTTTAGGGTCACTAATCACTAGAATATTTGCATAGTAAGATAACTTGCGTTTTCTCTTACGAGCAATTTCTTTATCAGCCTCAACACCAGAATTCCATAGTAAACTGTTAGATTCACTAATCGGACATTTCTTGTTGATTGTAGTCAGACTGTTTTCAATTAACCAACCACCTGGGCCTTGAAACGCATGGGACCATAATCTTGCCCATGGCAAATCTTCGCCTTGTACTGCTGGTAAGAAACGAAAAACAGCATAACCATTACCTGATTTGTCTAGTTCTGGTTTCCAGAATCTATCATCTTGGTATGAGTTTGATTGTTTTTGTGGTTCTGCAACCTTTGATAGTTCACCCATTAGGGTGTCTAAGTTGTTTGAGCGTTTTAACGCTGATAGACTTGATGTCATATATTTTCTCCGTATAATTGTATTCGTATGTTTATTGTATCGTTTTGTGCTGTATGTATCGCACCTTTATATTTATAACAAAAATATGCAAAGTTGGAGCGGAAGAGAGGATTCGCACCTCTATCTACAGATTGGAAACCTGTCATGTTGCTTTTACACTACTTCCGCATTTTGTTTGCATATGATATATTATACTATAAACTGTTGCCTTTGTCAAGCGTTTCCTAAGCATTTATCTGCCGTTTCTAGTATCTCTGGCAGATAGTTAAAAAATAGATAGATTAGGGCTATCAGTCCTATTGCTCTTAACATTATAACTCCCTTACTTTTTTTCTCAATGTCATTTTATATCTTGGTGTATCATATTTTAAAAAAGGTTTGTATCTTACAATTCTGTCGTGTAGTTTAGGCCACAATACTGTTTCCATTATATCTTTGTCTAGTCGTTTTGCAAATGAAAGTATATCTTCTAGTATCACAAATGTTTCTACACATATCTTCTTAGAGAGAACCATCTTCAATATGGGCGGATGTTGCCCATCATGTGATGTGAATATATCGTCAAACTCTATATCGTTTGCAGTCATTCTATCTAAGATGTATTCTATATCTTGTTCATAATAATAATGTAATGATTCTATTCTCTTAGACCACTCTTTATAACTTTCGTCACCAGTTGAGCCAATAATATCGCCAACCCATAGATTAGAATTATTGACAAAGTTACTAACAAAGTAATCGACCACAGTAGTGCTGTTGTAAGTGCGACTAAGTTTGTGAAAAAAATATCTGTCCCTTCTTTTAGTGAAGGTTTCAAGCTTTGCAGTTGTTCGTCCGCCGTGTCTATGAAAGTCGTAACTTCTGTTTTTGCTTGTGAAATGTAATTTGATTGCCAAATAGACCTTATATACTTCAAAACCATCCATTCTCCTATAGTATCTCTTGTAATTTTTCTAAAAATAAATCTACGCCTTTTGTTGCGTTGACAGTCCACTCTTGTGGGTCACCAGCATCTGATATGTATTTAAAGCAACGAAATGGTATATCATAATCTTTGCACACAGATGCCAACGCATATGATTCCATATCAACTATATCATAGTCATTTTGTTTTGACTCGCCGTGCAGATAAAAACTATCACCTGTACCACATGTAATGCCATCAAGTGTTGTCGTTAAAAATGATATGTTTCTATTTCCCCATGGCGTTTCATAGTTCTGAAATCCTAGTGGTGTTACATCCATATCTCTTTGTATAAAATTAGTAACTTCATATAGTTTACCAACTTCAACCTTATCACTTACTTTGGCAGCTGTACCATAATTTATAACTGAATAGTTCCAGTTTCTTAAATGCATTGCATGTTCCATAAGTGCCTTTGTGGCATTTATTTTACCAACACCTGTATACAGTATTTGACTTTCCCAATCTTCTTCTGGGAATCCATTGAGTTCTGCTGGTATAGCAGAAAGTATTGCTACTCTATTATTCATATGGGCAACTGTGGTACTTTCTCTGTATTTAATAAATTAAGGTTCTGTGCCTCATAAGTCAACTTCTCTTTGAGTCCTTTGTTTACTAATTTTTTAGAATCGCTCGGGTCGATTCCGTTCTTTTCACAATAGTGAAGAATTGCATCAATGTAACTCATCTTCTTTGTCTTAACTAATTCTTCTATTAATATTGCAAACTTATTTGGTGTAATTATCATTTTCATATTTTAATCTCATCTAAGTTTATATATTTCACATTATGGCAATCTTTTAATTCTTCTTGTTCAACAGCATTTACTTTGTAAAACTTTGTGTCTTTAAATGTGTTGAACATGTTCTTATCTTCTTTACCATGACCCGTAAGGTACACTTCTTTAAAAAATCTTTTCATATTATCACCTTGAGTTAGTGCCAGTTTGGGTTAGAAGGTACTGGCAACCCCCTTAGCAACTTAAGCTGCTAAAGCATACTGATTAGAGTTAGCTTTTATTTTAGTTTTAAGTCTTAGGACTATCCTCTCTTGTAATCTTTCAATAGCCATGTCGAACACCTTTTCATCCCCACGAAAATATTTTAGGGATGACCAAAATACTTTGGTGGAGATGTTGGGAATCGAACCCAAGTCCATAACCTTTACTCCATTACCGTCAACGAGAATTCTTATCATCGCCTTGGCACTAGTCGTTCTGACATTTCTGCCGACTCGCCCAAAACGGGTTGAGCAGATTCCATATCGTATTCTGCCCAAAATTCATCAATTGCTGGTTGCAATAAATCTATATAATCTTTTTTGTCTTTCACAAAAGTCTGTACACCACCATCTTCACAGACGATTAGTACAGCAATCTGGTCGATTGCACGACCATATCTTTCTTCAAACATCTCACAATAGGCAGTACATTGAATGAAATAGTTTTCAATCCATTCTTCTTTCTTTTCTTTTGTGGATGTCTTAAAATCAATAACAGTTAGTTTGCCATCATACTCAGCGATACAGTCAACACGACCTGCAATACCCCATCTATCACTATACAAACCAACTTCTTGTGCAACAATATTATTTATATTGTCAAGTTCTGGCTTCAATAAAGTAAACATAGCAAGCGGTAGTACCTCTTGATTGCCTAGTTCTTTGTTGTTTAGATAATCTTCACAAAGTTCGTGAACAGCCGTACCTCGTTTGGCAGCAGTTCTCATTATTTGATTAGCAACAGCTTCACCGACTCTCTCACGCCATGCATTGATGCCTTCTTTCGCTCTGCCACTAAGAACAGTTGTGATAGATGGATACTTATGGCCGTCTGGCGTTACATAGAATCGTTTCTTGTTGATTGTTTCTGTATACACTTCTTTTACCGAACTCTCTGGCAAAGGAGTATGTGTAAATGTTTTCATTTCAAATTTGCTTTTCATCAAAGCGTTTAGTGCTTCACTCATTTTTTCACCTCTTAATATATTAGATATATTATATCAGGTTATGAGAGTTTTGTCAAGCCTTAATACCAAGGCCTTCCGACAAACCACATGACAAGAGAATATCTAGTTCCCTTTATTACTGGCGTTACTTCGTGTGGTACGAAACTAGGAAAGAAAACCATAGTTCCTGTTTCTTTTCTGATTGACTGGACTGAGAAAAGATTTAAGTCACCACCATCATAAGTGTCATTCAATAATAAACTCATAGACATCTTACGAGATTTGTTGTGAAGATTAGGTAGTGATGGGTCGATTCTCCTTGAGTCGTGTGTGCCAAGACTATCTACATGAACGCCATAGAAATCGCCTTCTTCGTATTTTGTTATTTGATAATCTTCAGCCGCATCTACTTGAAAGTGCCAATGGGCGTGTAAGTTTGCAGCCAACATGTACGGCCAAACCAAATCATAAACCCATTGTTCGTTTCCAAAAGTTGATTTTGTCTTTCTTACTGGCGACTCAACATTCTTACCATCTAGCACAACTGTGCCAGGTCTGAAATCTTTTGCTGAGTCTATTATTCTATTACAGTCCTCAGTTGAAATTCTATCGGTAGGTACCCAAAGACTTTGGCCTTCCGTTAATGGTTTATTAGCCTCGTAACTATACGAGTTCTCACTATCACTATAGTTCATTATCCTCTTGTGATTTCTACTATCTTTTTCAGTTGTGCTTCAATTACTTCTGCACGATTTGGCCAATGAATGTAGGCCTCAGGTGATTTAGCAAGTTTAACAAGTAGAGGTATGATTAACTTCTCTAACTGTTGAAACTTCTCTTTTTGAATTTTGCCAAGATTGTCTTTTCTCAAATCGTACTCATCATCCATTTGTGATTTTGCAATCTCTAATTCAACTTCATGTTTGTCATCAATTTTAGTTGATGCTTCTGATACTTCTCTAAGTATCTTGTCTAGTTTAGTTTCTAACCTTGATATAATCTCAGTAGATACTGCTTTACCAACACCATCAGCAGTCTGTTGTACTACCTGTTGTGTTGCCTTTGTGTCTGCGACTGTTTGGTCTGAAGGTTTAGTTGAAACTCCTGTGAAGCCCCAATCTCCTCCCATATCAAACCCGTCTAAAAAATCAAAATCTGCCATTGCTTTCTCCTTGCTGTGCTACTATTTAGTCATGCGCTAAGTTGCCTGATATTGATATTCTTGTATCTGAAGATAAATTTCTTGTTACTTTATGCATTACCCAGCCTGGGAAAAACATTAAGACACCTTCTATGGGGTCAATTCCTGATGTAGCACTAGCGTAATCATTTAGAATGAAAACAAACTTGCCACTATCTTTAGGAATCTTTGCCCAGTAAACCCAAGATATGGGAGCAGGGTAGTGATTGTGTTGATTACTACTTTCGTTTTGTTGATGTATGTGTGACCACCATTCAACTATTTTCATGTTGCCGTAATAATTATCAACAACATGTTGTACTGTGTCTAGTAATTTTAATGCATTAGGACATTCGTTTATGTCTGATACAAAATCTTCATACCAGGTTGAGCCTGCATCATTTGACTTTCTTTTTGCAGTACTCAATAACTCTTTACTAAGTTTTTGATTGTCTATATCGTTTAAATAAAAAGTTGGAGTGATTAAATTCCACCTGTTTATATCACCAATAAAATCTGAGCTAATCATTTAATGGGGTTTTCTTTTGCCATTCTGCGTTTGGCAAGCGTCTTATGTTTCTCTCTGACTTGATTAACTTTTATGTCTGTAATACTTGTCTTACCATATTGCTTGTTGAGCTCACTAGATGGGTGTGCTTCTGATATTTTTGCAAGGGTTTCTTTCCACCCAGCATCAGTCTTGGCATCAATATTGTCACCAGTGCCGCCGACAAGATTTACAGTCTTAATAATAATCTCAGCGTTGTTTTCTTCTTTGTATGTATCGAGTTCAGATATTCTCATATCTTTTTCCCACTCAACGCCTGTAGTTTTGTTTCTGAATATGTATGTTGGCATTTTATTTTTTGTTTTTAGGTAATATTTTTGCGAGAAGTTCTTCTTCTGTTTCAACCCTATCGGGGTCGGGTAGACATACATCTACTGGACAAACTTCAACACATTGTGGTGTATCAAAATGACCAACACACTCGGTACATAAATCTCCGTCAATGACATAGACATCGCTGTACTTCTCATGGCCAAATGGGAAATTGCCTCCGAAATAAATTGCTTCGTTTGGGCATTCGGGAACACAAACATCACAGTTGATACACTCCTCTGTTATTAAGAGGGACATACTGCTTCAGCATACCATGTCGGTATGGTTGTTTTCCACTCAGCAATATGTTTCTTATATTTTATATAGTAATCTCTGTAAGCAGTAATACTGTCTGCGTTTTTTACATCATTGGGCATTGCCTGTAATGGTTGTGTAAATGGCACATTAGGAATATTCTCTGGCACTTCTCTGAGTATACCTTTCAACTTGACAAATGACATGTGGTCTTTGCCATATCGTTTCTTGAATTCTTCGTGTAGGCAACACCACATCTCATACAGCCACTCGTAGTTCTCTTTACTTTGTCTTAGCCATATGTTACTAGGGTGATTGACATGACAAGACTTGTATAGAAAGTGGTCTCGTCTTGGGTGAGAGTATGTTTTCATTGTACGGCCTGCCTTGTTGAGTCGAGTAACTTCTTTGCCGTCAAGGACTCTGTGTGCAGTACTCATAAGTTGAGCATACTCAACCATCATTTTACTGCTGTGTTTGTCAAGGTGCATCTCAGCACAAACTTTTGGGTCTTTGTCTAGGTAAAATATATTCATTCTTCTGTTTCTCTCTCCTTAGGTCGCATACAATCTGGGAATATCTTTAATGGCTCTTGTTCTGTCCATATCAGTTCTGGTTTTTCAAGTCCATGTTCTATATAGTCTGCCCACTTTATTACTTTGACTGTGCCGTCACCTTGTGGGATTCTGTATTCGCTATTCATACAAGTATTATACTATGGTTAGTTATCGTTGTCAAGCATTAATTAGTTTTTTAGGCCTTCTTTTACCAAAGGCATCAAATATTTTTCGCCAGTTCACATACTGCACTTGAGTTAGTGTAACTTTATTTCTTGTTTTAAGTAAGAATGGTGGCCGTTCTTCCATTCTCACAAGTTTAACTGGTTCTAAATTTGGTGTTATGAATGATACTCGATACCATGGTTCACCTTTCTTCAATCTAAATGTCTTTTTTGGTTCATCAATATGATAACCAGTACTCATCTGTCTATCAGGCCATTTATATATGTCTAACATTCCCGAAATGATTTGAGGATTAGTAGTAATGCCATTGCTGTGTTGTAACATAATCGTGCCTGGTGTATCAGAAACAAATGACCATTCTGGTCGTAGCTTCACTTGACAGTTAAATCCTTTTGGGTCATTAACAGTACCAACATCAAAATCAAATGGTTCAAACCCACGAGTAACATTTACTGAACTATTCTTTGGGTTTATTGACCATTGAAATTCATGATTTTCATCTTCACCTTTTTGCCAGACAGTCCACTCTAAATTAAAAGGACATTTAATCTCAAAAGTGTTCATATGATATCCCTTTACAGAAGGACATCTTGAAAGTGAACCACCAAGCATTCCTATATTAACTGGCTCACACTCATCTAATAATTCAAATCCATAATTCTCTGAATCGGGTTCGGCACCCAAATATCCAATCTTAATCATAAGTCGTAAACTCCTCTTATGTTATTCTTAATTACTGAACGAACCAAAGGAATATAGTTCGGGTCTGTTGCATATGAATCAAGTGTCATTGCTAACTCCATACCATCTGGTACTGTTCCGTTATTAAGGAGTTGTTGTCTTAAATTTCTAAACGCCTCATAAGCCCAAACTTCGTTTATGATTCTGACATAATATTCTACACTATCACATTTACTAGCAAACACTTTGACGCCCCAACCAGGCCAGTTTGTAAGTGTCTTTGGCAACATGTAGTTGTCGTCTTTGTCGAAAGTTCTAATGCCAAAAAGATTGTTGGCTTCGTTTGCAAATCGACTATCACCCCAACCAGTTTCAACAACTGCCTGTGCTACAATCAATTCGTTTGGCACTTGCTTCTCGATTGACATATCTTTGTATAGATGTTCAATACACGAATTAAGTGAGTAAATAAATAAAGGTTTTGTCTTTGTTATGATAGTAGGTTTTTCAACTATCTTTGCCTCAGATGTAAGAGCAAAAAGACTTATTGCCAAGATACATGCAGTAAATATATGTATAGCATTTAATTCAATGTTCTTCTTTTTTCTGTTTCTTCTTCGTAGTCTTTGAACAGCATATTTATTTTTAATCATAGAAAAATCTCCATAGTTCTTCGTCAGTTACAGGCCTTTTGTGATAAGGCACGGTATCTGGTGGTAACGGTAAATCATCTTCATTTTCAATCATAATGTAAAAACCCTCCTTTCAGAGGGTTTTGATAAAGGGACTTTACTCTTTTTTCATAAAGTTATCATCCCAATTAAACGCATCTTTCACTAAGTTAGCAGTAAATCCCTTGTATTTGTTGTTAACCTTTTTGTTTACAACAGCCACTAGAAATTCTGCCTCTTCAGCACTAAGCCCTTCCAACATCTGTATAAACAGAGTTTGTCTTTTTGTGTCTGAAAGTGAATTGTCGCCACCTTTTGTGAATAGATACAAACGCTTTGCCTCTTGTGATAACAGAGTATGTTCTGTTCCCACAGGAGCATCATTCGCTGTGTATGGCACATCACCATCTGGTAACAACCATTCTATGTTTGGGTCAAACGCACCCTTTAAAACCTGTCTTAAAGGTACTGAGTCGTGTTCTTTTAGTACTTTTAATTTTCTAGGTTTATCTTTTGCATTGTTTATCTTTGTAGCGATTTCGCTGAACAAAGGTGGAACTGCTCGGCCTGATTCTGCCATTGCAGCCATGCCTCGTCTAGTTGTTAATGCAGGGTGGGATTGTTGTGTTGCTTGCTCTTCTATGATAGAGCCATCAGGATTTCTTCTGATTATCATGTTATTCTCCTTAACAGTTCTTTTGAAGTCTAAAATTCATCAATGACTTCAATTAAAGTTTTAAGTTTTCTTGTAATAAAGTAGTTAAGAATTTTACTTCTATGTGCCACTTTAACCTCGTTAAACTCATTATATATTTTCGCCTCAAGTTCTGGCGGTATTAGACTTAAATCAATTAGTTTTTGATTTCTGTCGTAATTCTTTTGTTCTTCTTCTGTGAATGTCATTACAACTTCATTCACCCATGATTCTATTTTCTTTTTAGTCAACGGCCTTTGTCGTCTACCTTCAATGAAAACATTATCATCTGAAAGCACATTAGGTATACCATCACTTCGGTCACCTTTTAGTATATGCTCTTTAATATATATACTCGGATTCTCGTCTTTACCAACAAATTTATTCAACACAGGATTATATTGTTGTACATTCTTGTTGTGTAATTGTATGAAATCTTTGTCGCCTGATAGAATTAGTATCTTCTGGTCGTGATGTTTTCTTACTAGAACAGCAATAATATCATCTGCTTCTGCCGTGTCAATATGAAGATGTCTGTATGGCATGTGTTCTTTAAGTTCTTGTCTAATGTTACTTAGAATCTCAAATATCTTAGGCCAGTCATGGTCAGACTTCTCTCGGGTTTCTTTACGATTTGCCTTGTAGTTTGGGAATACTTGTTTACGCCAGACATTACCACTATCGGAAGCAATCACCATTTCGCCATACTTATCACGAAACTTTTTGTTATGGCCACGAAGTGAGTTCAGCACCATGTGTCTGACCAAATCTTCACTTAGTTCGGGCGCATTTCTACCATTAATCTGCATCATCAGATTAGAAATCATTATCTGATTTAAGTCAACTATAATCATTTTATCTCCATAATATTAAATGTAATCACAAAATCCATTGATAGTTAATCTACCATCACTCAAATCTTCACCATGATTGTTCCATGCCATATGAGGAATCAAAGAATCAAATATAACTATTCTATTTTGTTTGAATCTTACAAATGAGCTCTCTATCGCACCATCATCTGATTCTTTATCGTAATCTTTATTCATCCACTTTTCATTCTGTTCATAAAATTTTGTGCCAGATGATAAATTAGTTTCTGATAGATAAATTAAGTATGCCCAATCACAAGGGTCTTGATGTATAAAATCACCAGTATTGTCTTTACCAGTCCTTAGATGTGCATATTGAACTTGTAACCATGGTCTTTGAGTAAATATTGCACCTGATTTTTCTATCTGATTTATAATAAAGGTGTTAAGAATTGGATTAGTTTTTTGAAATTTCTTTGTTCTTAAACCAGGATAAGTTTCACTACTACTGTCTGGATGCTCTTCAACATTGTAATATTTCATTTCATGCACTTCTTTTGTTACTGCTTTAAGAAGTGAAGGTGTAAAGAAATTATCAATGACAATCAATGTGTCATTGCCTAGAGTATTGAATGAGTTCATACTATCCCATTATCATATCGAATGCTTCTTCACGGCTCATCTCTCTTTCTCGTAAGCCATCATGCACTCGTTTATCAAGTTCACGCCTTTTAAGGAACTTGTATACTGTACCAGTTGTGTTTAGTTTAGGACTTTCGTCAAGTGAAGTGCCGAACGCAAGTTCGTCTTTGTTTTCGTAAGCGTAAAGAACGCCGTTGATATCTTTTGCCATTATTTACCACCTTTTTTCATCATAATATAACTATATTATACACGAATACTGGACTCGTGTCAAGCATTATTCCACTTATTTAGCGTCTTTTTTTAGCTAATTCTGCCTGAATCCACGCCTTTGCTTGTGGCGATGTTGGTTTTGTTCTGACTAACTTTTGAATCTCTTTGTAGACTTTGATATTAACATCTTCTCTTTCTTCACTATTATCTACTTCAACAAAGTTCTTAGAACCAAAGATAGCACGAAGTTTAGGAATATTCTTTTGTATCTGTGCATGACTGTTAATAACGATTGGTTCTGGCACACTTCTTGCTCGTTGCTCGTTTCGTTTAAGTGCAACTTCTAGTGTCGTATTTACAAACACCATGTAAGTATCATAGCCAAGGTATCTCATTGATGAGGCCTCTGATTCGATTCTTGCAGTATCTCGTGCGGTAGAGTCCATTATCAGCCCCAAACGACCATCAATGGCATGTTGGTGCATGTACATTGTGCCTCTCTTAGACCTTGACCTAAGTTTATCTTTAAGTTTTGTTTGGGCAGCAGTAAACTCACCCATTTGTTTTAGGTCTAGTCCTGCCTGTTTAGCATATCTTTCAAAACCATCATCACTATTGATGACTTTCATTCCTTGGCCCATGAGAGTCCTTGCAGATACCCATGACTTGCCCGAACCAGGTCCGCCTGCCAAGAAAAAACATTTAAATATATTCTTGTCGTAGACGCCTTCGTTGATTGCTTCTTGATTGTTGAGAAAGTCGTTAAAGTTTAGCATAGTTGTATTTTTAAATGATATACTAACTATTTATATCATTTGCCAACTGGCGCTACTGTAACCCACCCCATTAATTTATCTTCAAACTCGCCGTAGTACATACTTGACCAGTCGCCTGTTTGAATATAATTTTTGATAGAACGAATGTAAGACTGAGCACCAATTCTAGTTCTCATTGCCTTATCTTTGTCCTTTTGCGATATGTCGTTGCTTCTTGAGCGTTCTGTCATTCTAGCAGTTTTCACAAGACCTTCTTGTGTCTTTATCCACTTCTTTACATTGGCATATGAGAGTTCGTTGTCGTCTGGCAATGCCTTCACCGTGTGATGTACATTGACAAGCTTAGGTGGCTTTCGCTTTGCACGAAGTTTTTCCATCTTCAATCTCATTGCTTCTTTCTTCAACATTTCTTCTGTTGTCATCATATAATTACTCCTCAAAGTTCAAAATCATTTATATCTAAAAGTTCACCTCTGAAATTAATTCTACCCTTGTCGATAAAATATTCACGAAGTTCATTGAAACCACCAATGTGAGTTTCATCAATCACAATTTGTGGTATCGTTCTTACGGGCTTGCCCAATTCTTCAAAGAGTTCTTCTAAAGAAATATCTTTAGTAACAACCTTCTCTGTATACTCATGGCCAAGTTGCGTTAATAACGCTTTTGCTTTATCACAAAACTGACAGGCAGGTTTGCTATAAACTGTAACATTCATTTTCTTTCCTTTACTTTTTGAATTTCAATGAATAATGTTTGCCATCAACATAAAACACTACAGTTGAATGACTATAAACTTCACTCACTTCTTCTTCATATCTTGTTTCTACATCACAGACAGTAACGACACGAGAACCTTGACCGTTTTTGACTTCTTCATCATGTGCTAATGAAGCACCCATGAGAGCGCCAAATAGTGTCATTGCATCTTTGCCATCGCCATCGCCGAACTGATTACCAATCGCACCACCAAAGAGTGCGCCAACCAATTCATTAGTTGCACTTCCGTCACCTGCAGGTTGTACTCTGTCTTGGCATACTTCTACTCTATAAGGTATCTGTTTGATAACAGTTTTATATGTATCAGTTACAACACCTCTATCAATAGGGGTTGCGGCCATTGTCGCAGTAGATACTGCTATTGTGAATAGTGCAATTAATTTTTTCATTCTATCTCCTGTATAGGGTCAAATTGTACCCTATTCTCTATTGGTGTAACCAACATATACATGCACAGTACTAATAAAGAGATAGCTACAATCTTTGACATTGTTTTTTAAGTAGTTTTTACTATATTATACACTTGTTGAGGAGTAATGTCAAGCACTATTCCATATTTTTTGCGTAAAAGATAAACTCTGGCGTGAATTATAACGGCATTCTAAACCACATGTCATCATCATCATCGCTTTCTTGAGATGAGTCGGCTTTGATTCGTAAGAATGTGAGAAGTTTACTATAGAATGATTTTATTTTTGTCATTTTTCACGCCTGAGTTAAATGAAGCTTGAGATATCAAATCAAATTTCGGATTAGATACGCACTTTTGGTGTTGTATCTGCTACTATTTAGAAAAACAGAAACTTTGACTTTATTCTGCTGTATATTTGCAGATAAAGTACGCATCTGCCACATCTGAAACTGGTGATTTTGATGTCGTATCGAATACTTGTGCAAGATTTGTGCCTGTATCTTTTTCAAATGCGTCAAGCATTAATTCTTTATTTGCATTTCCTTTGTCTGTCGCAAACTTCTTAATAACTGATGGTGGTAATAATGTGTAATCCCAACCACACTCCATTTTCAACTTATACTTTAATAACCCTAGGTTTTCTGCGATATGAAATACTCTTCCCGTGGAACCGAATGAGTAATCTTCTATTTGAATTGTGGGTTTTATACGATTTGAGCCTGTCGTTGCATCGCCATACGATTTAATGATGTCTACAACCCAGTCAGCAATCTGACTATATCTTTCAGGTTCGTTTGTATATGGTTTGTGTGATGTGCCTATGTATCTAACATTAGTTACAAAGGGGCGACAAAATGTGGCATCATACTTCTTTGTGTTTGTTAAGAAGTAAAATGTGCAATCTTCGTAATCAAATTCACCTTCACTTGTATTGACACATACGCCTGGTGAACTTAGACTATAATCAATCCCAATCTTCATTTAATAATACATCTTCTTCAACTTGTTCATGCTCTTCACCACAGAAAGGACAATACTGTTCTATGTAGTCATCTTCATCTAAGTCATGTACTACAACAAATGTTGCAGAACAACTTGCACATACTGTTTTGATTCTAGCCACTAAAGGTCTCCATCAAAACAGGACCGAAGTTAACCAGAATCCATGAGATAGCCCCAATCGCAACTATACCCAATAACATCCATTTCATTTTGAAATCATCTACCATCATTTTAAAACCAACTATTTCATTCCCTAATATTCTTAGAGATAGTTCTAGTTTGCCTTCATCATCTTTATTACTCATAATTGAAATCCTTTAAAACTGTTTGTTTCGACATCTTGTTTGATACCGCCCACAACATAACTTTCAATCTCTGTTTCTTGTGGTGCGTTCTGTAGACCTCGACTATTTAACCAATGTTCTGTCCAAGGCAGAGGGTTGTTTCTTAATCCTTGTTCATATGGTGGTGTAAGTCCAATACTTTTCATTCGTCTGTTTGCCATGAACTCAACATACTGATTGAGTAGTGTGGCGTTTAGACCAATCATTGAACCTTCTTGAAAGAGATAATCTGCCCAATCTTTTTCTTGTTGAACAGCCTCATCATACATCTTGTAAACTAGTGGCTCACACTCTTGCATGATTTCTAACATCTCTGTATCGTTTTCTTTGTTACGGTAGTTATTTATAATGTTTTGGGAAACAGCAAGATGTACATTCTCATCTCTAGCAATAAGAGATATAATCTTTGCACTTCCTTCCATTAACTTTAACTCGCCAAAGCCAAACGAACACGCAAATGAAACATAGAAACGAATCCCTTCGAGTATGTTTACATTGATGAGATTTAGATATAGTTGTTTCTTCATCTCTCTCATGTTGCCTTTACCTGTCGTATGATACTTTTGAGCATACTCTATAAACCTATCATACGATTTGGTTACTGTTTCTGCTCTTGCCATAATTTCAGGTGTCTGTACTATGGTGTCTAGTACCTCTGTTGGATTTGAATAGACATTTTTCATAATATAGGTGTATGACCTACTATGAATTGTTTCCATAAAATCCCATGCAACAATCATTGATTCTAATTCAGGCAACGAACAGTAAGGCAAGAACGCTAGACATGGACCTCTGCCCTGTACACTATCTAATAGTGTCTGATACTTTAAATTAGCGGTAAATATATGCCTCTGTTCTGCTGTTAGTGAATTAAAATCATTTCTGTCTTTTTGTAAAGACACTTCTTCTGGACGCCAAAAGAAACCCAACTGTTGTTGATTCAACTTCTCAAATATGGGGTACTTCTGTTGGTCAAACCTCTGTGTGTTTGGCTCAGCGCCAAAGAACATAGGTTGTTTAGTCCAATCGACTTCTTGTGTATTAAATACTTTAGTCATTCTTTTTGCCGTCTAATGGTCCTGGTCCTTGTGTGTAGTGTAGCCCATCATTGCCATTTTGACCTATGATATCCATCCTAGATATTGATTGTTTTACAGGTATGTGTTGTTCTGCCTCCATACCACTAAAGATACCGACTTTTGCATGGCGTTCCCACATCTCGATAATGTCATCACGAATATATTCTAACGGAGTTCCTGTAGGATATTCATGTGACCAGTTGTGTGCCATCTTCATAGCATTGTCACGGATAGTTTGAATTCTACGCTTCTCGTAGTATTCTTTTCTACGAAACTTTACTCTATCAACAAAAGCTTTTGTGTATTTTTGTCCAAATAATGTTTTAAGCATTTCTCACCCTCTTACTGTTTGGGTGACGCTTTGCTGTAAAAGTACTATGACTCATATTCTTTTTCAACTTCGGTGCCCCTTTCTTTGTTATTATGCCTGGTATACTTCTTTTTCCCATTATATATTCTCCTCTTCGTTTGGGTCGTAATAATTGTTTCCGTCAAAGAAAGGCCATATTGGTTCAGTCTGATTGACATCACACCTATGCATCCTTTCCATCTTGTCTATATACTCATCATTCTCAATTGAAGGGTCAATTTGACCATCTTCAATCAATGCGTTCATCCAGTCAAAGTAGACCATCTGGTCGCTTGTTGGTAAATTGTGAAATTGTATTGGTCCTTTTCTAGCCATTATATCATACACGCTTCACAGTAATCATCATAATCTTCCTGAGATTCAAATTCATCTCTCTCTTTCATGGGTTGATTATCATGCCAGCCAACTGGGTGTGCAGGCTCATCTATGTCTGTCTTTGCATCATATGTGTTTTGATAGTATGATGTTTTCCAGCCCAGTTTATATGTTGTCAATAAATCATTTGCCATAACAGATATTGGCACTTCACCGTCTTGATAGTTCTGTGGATTATAACTCCAGTTGCCACTAATTGCCTGGTCAAAATACTTCTGCATGGTTGCAACAACATTGATATATCCCTCATTACTAGGCATATCCCATAGTAGTGTGTAGAAGTTTTTCAATCTGTAGTAATCAGGAACAATTTGTTTAAGTGTGCCTTTCTTACTTTTCTTTACAGAAAGATAATCTCGTGGGGGTTCTATCCCATTTGTCGCATTAGACACAACAGAACTACTTTCTGACGGCATTTGTGCCGAAAGTGTACTATGTCGTAGTCCATGCTCTTGTATATCTTTTCGTAATTGTTTCCAATCGTAACTTAACTTTCTTTTGACTATCTTGTCTATGTCTTTCTTGTATGTATCGATTGGTAGTATTCCGTCAGAATATTTAGTCTTTTCAAAATATTCACATTGTCCTTTCTCTATCGCAAGCTGATTTGATGCCTTCAACAGATAGTATTGAAATGCCTCTGTTGTTTCATCTACTAATTCAAGTGCCTCTTTGTCGCCGTATGCAACATGATTCTTTGCAAGGTAGTGTGCAAGGCCAATATAACCAATGCCTAGTGAACGCCTTGATTGTGCAGATTGTTTTGCAGCCAGAATTGGATACTCTTGATAGTCAATGATTTCATCTAATGCTCTGACTGACAAATCACATAGTTCTTCTAGGTCATCTTTATCTCTAATCAAACCTAGATTGACAGCAGATAGAATACACAACGCAATCTCACCATTTTCATCATCAATATGTTGTACAGGTGTTGTCGGTAATGTAATCTCTTGGCATAGATTTGACATGTAAACTTTGTCTTTAAAAGATGAGTGAGTATTACAATGGTCGATATTCATAATATAGATACGACCAGTTTCTGCTCTTTCTTTTAATAGATTCATAAACAGTTCTTGAGCCCTTATCTTCTTTTTACTGATAGATGTTTTTCTTTCGTACATTTCATACATCTCATCAAACTCAGGCATACCAAATGCTTCGTACAAACCAGGTGTTTCGTGTGGTGAGAACAAAGTTATATCTTCATCTTTGATAAATCTCTCGTAGAATAGTTTTGATATTTGTATTGAGTAGTCTAACTTTCTTACTCGATTATCTTCTGTGCCTTTGTTGTTCTTTAACACCATTATATCTTCTATCTCTTGGTGCCAGATTGGAAAGTGAACTGTTGCAGAACCGCCACGAACACCATTCTGTGTGCAACATCTTACTGTGGCTTCGAACTTTTTGAGAAAAGGAATAACACCAGTGTGTTGAATTTCCCCACCACGAATCCTCGAATTGATTCCACGAATTCTGCCAGCATTAATGCCAATACCTGCCCGTTGGGCCACATAACGACCGATAGCCATGTCGCTAGAAAAGATACTAGGTAAACTGTCATCGCTATCGACCAGTACACAACTAGCGAACTGACGAAGAGGAGTCCTGACGCCAGCCATAACAGGCGTTGGAATATTGATTTTAAATTTGCTAATGGCGTCATAGTATTTTTTGACATAAGTTATCCTCTTTTCTTTTGGGTAGTTTTGAAATAGTGTAGCAGCAATCATCATGTACATAAACTGTGGTGTTTCAAATATATCACCATTACTTCTGTCTTGTACTAGATACTTATCCATGACTTGTCGCAACCCAGCATAAGTGAAACTGTAATCTCTTTCGTGGTCAATAAAACCATTCAGTCTATCAATCTCTGCTGTTGTATAACTGTCAAGTATGCCCTTGTCGTAAACGCCTCGTTCTACACAGTTATTAATTTGTTCTAATAGTGTTGGGTGTTCCCATAACTTGTGAAATAGTTTCTTTCTTAATGAAAACAATAATAATCTAGCAGCGACATACTGATAATTAGGATGCTCTAAACTGATTAAGTCGTTTGCAGACTTAATTAGAATTTGTTGTATATCTTCTGTTGATATTCCATCGAAGAATTGTATTCCACTATTCATTTCGACATGAGAGGCACTCACCCCTGTTATATTTTCAGTCGCATGTCCTACCATTGAATGAATTTTTTCAATGTCTAGTGGCATTCTGCCTCGACCATTTCTTTTTCTTACCGATAGATTATCTGAGGTCATTTATATCCTTTTCCAATTATTAATGTTTTGAAGAGCGGTGAGGCCGCTGTGTGTATTATTATGTATAAGACTTTGAACTTGACTAGCGGACTTTCCTGATAAAATTAAATCATTAATATCTTTGCCTTCTCTGACTGATTCTGGCCAGATACAGACATTGAAATTCTTGTCAACAGCTGTTATCATTCTGTTTACAATGTGCTCATTTCTAGGTTCATTATCATATATCATTGTGCATTGCTGATGTTGTATCGTTATGCCACCATCTGCATCTGCCCCAGCAAGAGCAATTGCATTATCTAAAAACAGACTATCGATAGGACCTTCTGTTATCATTACGGGTTTGTTTAAGTCGACTCTATCAAGACCGAAAATCTTTTGTTTTGTTTCGTCAAACTTGATTGTTATGTACTTCGGTTGTTCTTTACCAAAGGCACGACCTTGAAACGCAAAAAACTTACCAGCTCTATCATAGAATGGTATCACAACTCTAGGGTGGTCATGTCTTAAATCTGGGAACTTGCCTGGTTGAATCTCATTACAGAACTCATAGAATTTTGGTGCAAGAAAAAACTTATCCCAATGTTCTTTAGGTATCTGTCTATCAAATACAAACTGTTTTGCAGGGTGCGTTTGTACTAACTCGTCATATCTTCTGAGTTGTCTTAACGCCCTATCATAACGAGTAAACTCTGCAAAAGGTTTCTTTTCAAGTAGCTTAGATGGTTTAAAATCAAACTCTGGTGTATCTTTCTTTGCGACAACTTTGCCGTCTTTGAATCTTTCAAAGATATATTCTTTGTGCATTGACGGGTCAAGATGTTTGATAAGATTGCCAAGAGTCTGGCCAACGCCACAGTTATGGCATTTGAAAAACATATCGTTCTTCTTTCTATAGACGAACCCTCTTGCCTTAGTTTGCGACTTCTGTGAATCGCCACAATGAGGGCATCTGAAATTATACAGATACTCTGATTTTCTTTTAAACTTAGGGAGTCTAGTTGAGAGAAGGTTGAGGTATTTGATATCTATGTATGATGACATATCATAGATTATACACTATTTTAGAATTTTGTCAAGCCCTTAACCAAACATTTTGAACAACATGCTGTCTGGATTTGATATCATTAGACCAACAATGATTGAACCACCAACGATAATCCATCGCCACTTCTCTAATACTGCCACTCTGTTGTCTAATTGATTTCTAATGTTTCGTAGTTCGCTGAGCATCTTGTTTTCTGAAATAACTTGATGTTCTCTGAGTTCTCTACTGTTTGTTGTGATTCGTGAATGTAACTCTTTGAGGTCGTTATCCCACTCTAAACGGCGAGATTCTAGTGTAACAAAAATATCATTATCAACTTCTTCTGCCTTAGCAAGTTTAGTTTCTTGTTGAATCAACATACTCTTTAGTGAGATTGTGATGTCAGTCAACTTCTCAATTGCTATTTCTAGTTTATTGTGAATTTGCTCAGCTGATTTTGCATCTTGTTCTAACAACGCAATCTTTGTTTCGATTTTGCTTAGGTCTGGCACGACTTACTCGGTTGTTTCAGGTTCTTCTGATTCGTAGTATTCTTTATATGCCAATAAGAGTTGCCTTTGTTCAGCAAGTTTGTTTCTTATGTCAGTAAAGTTTATCTGTATCTTTTCATACCCAGTATCTTCTACAGCAAATAGAGCATACTCACCGCCTGCAGCCTTGAGTTTTTCAAATATCTCCATTGCATTATCTTTAGTGATAATAATCCACTCAACATCTTGTAGTTTTAGTGGGTCTGGATTTGGTAAGTTAAGTGGTGTCTTTGAAACTTCAACTGTTGTAACTTGTATTTCTTGCACACTCTCTGAACAACTTGATAAGAATACTGCAAGTAGTCCTAGAAGTAGGATGTTTTTCATTTTGTTCTCCATAATATTATTTAGGTACATAGTTCGGGTTTGCCAATCGAGGGCAATCTAAGTTTGCTTTTGATTTCTTTGTAACTGCGATTTCTTCTTCAGTAAGTGGTGAACCAGAAGCAATCTCCATACATCTTTTTGCGTTACCTCTTTCTTTGTTTACTATCTTTACGACTAATCCTGGTCTTGCTTCTGCAAGTTGACCAAAGTCATGTTCTGATAACTTTTTAATGAGAACATCTTTATCTGATTGTAAGTTATCTCTGTTATCTCTAACATCAGCCAAAGTATCTCTGACTCTTTCAAAGTTTTCGGTCTGTTGTTTGATGGTCGCCTCGTTTTGTTCAACGGCGCCTTGTAGTTTTGTAGTATTAATCTTTAGAGTAGCATTATCTGCTCGAAGTTTCTGCACATATACATACCCACCGCCAGCAACACTAACAATTAAAAAGAAGATTATTAACTTAACTTGAAACATTAGTTACTAATGACATCAAAGATATCTTGAACTGTTTCAATCTCGTCAGCTTCTTCGTCAGTAATTTCACGATTAAATTTTTCACCAACTTCAACAATTATTTCTAAGTTAGTCCAATCGTCTGAATCTAAATCATCTATCAAATGAGATGTCGGTGATATTTTACTTGCATCTATATCTAACTTTTCACTTAACCAGTTTATTAATTCTTCCATTATACTTTCTCCTCTAAATTTTGTAATCGTGCTTCGAGTTCATCAATCTTTTTTGTAACATGGGGATACTTCTTTCGCCATGCATCTTCGGGTTGTTCTAACCATGTCCAACCAAATCGTTCAACAAGATAATCTACACTTCTATCAAACTTAGAATATAACCAAAGACCTAGTCTTGTGCCTTTAAAGTATGTTGAGAACGCCAGACCAAAGAGAGAACCTACGAGTGCAGTATAAATCCACAAACGATTTGACGCCATCTGTTCTATCATTTCCCACATTACTTTTTACTCTCTCTTTCACAAAGTGCGTGATAGTTGCCCATACCATGGTCTGCAAATCCATCAACTTTGAATTGAAATATTCCTAACCATGTGCCTCTGAACCATTCTTTAATCATGTACCAACGACTCCAACCTTCTTTGACTTCGCCGTAGCAATCAAAGTATGTTGTCTTATCACTTTTGTGTGTGAACCCAAGAAACTCAGGTGGCACTTTTGTAACCACATCATTGTTGTTTCTGAAACGATATGCCTTGAATTTCATTTGTTTTACTACTTTTGGTGTAGCAGTTCTTGGTGAACCGAAAGTGTAACAGGCAGAGTTCTCGTCATTGATACGAGCAGAGAATAGTGTCGCCAAAGCAGCACCCAAGCTATGACCAGTTACGAGTAGTACTTTGCCTTTGGCATTTTTGTCGTAGTGTTTCTTTAAATCTTCCCATACATCATCAAGAGCGGCATCAAAACCTCTGTGTATTCCTTTGTTCTTACGAAACTGAAGGTCTGCCTTTATATCTTCCCATGATGTAGGTTCTGTACCTCGAAAAACTACAATATAATTTTCTGGACATGTAAGTGTGTAACACTCTGTACCGCCATTCTTAAACATCTTAATCGTCCAGTCTTTCTTAAATACTTTTTTGAAAGCTGCTGGTTTATCGTATGCGTGTTTGGCTAACTTCGCCATGAATGTGGCGTTCTTCCACGAAAATTGATTATCTAGTTTACGAGCCATGATTAACCCTCTGAAATAAGTTGATAGGCACCATAAGCGATAGCAGCATAAGCCGCAATGTTTACGAAACCACCTAAAAATATAACTACTAGTCCCATTGCAATTAGAGCGACTCCACCTTGTGAAGATTTCTCTTTAATTCTACTTGTAATCCAATTCATATCTTTCTCCTTATCCTTTAGTGTAATTAGGAACTGTATGTTTAAATGCTAGTCCCCTAAACTTTGTGTCTGGTGTTGTAGTATCATCACCATCATTTTTAGAATCTACCTTTTTAGCCTTTTTAAGAGATGACCCTTTTCTTGTCGGTTCGCCTAAATCTAATTTGCCAGAACTATCCTTAGGCATATGTTTTGCAGGTTTAAATACTTGTTTACCTTGAACTTCATCATCCCTGTCGTAGTCCTCTTTCTTTTTCTTTGCTTGTAAATTCATTGACGCTGTAGGTTTCAAGTAGCTCGTTGCAGGCACTTGAAGTCCTAATGCATATTCTTTTGTGAAAGATTTAAATGACTTTGGCATTAACTACCTCTGACTTTCGCTGCTAAATCTTTGTCTGCCTTACCCCATGTACCAGAACTCTTAGTGATAAAAGAATTCACTCTTGCAAATGCCCATTGTTGTGGAGTAGTGCCAGGTCTATGTCCGCCTTTCCATGCAGCCATACCTCTGTTGTAAACTTGTTTTAGAATTGAGTAAGGCATACCTGATTTCTCTGCCTTCTTCTTTAGACCTTTGATGACTTCGTTAAGTTCTACATCACCCTCGCCAAACATTTGTTTGTACTTCTTTGTATGCACAGATGGTTTAGTCTTTGCGACTTTATCAGCAGGTGATTGTTTGTATGCAGACTTATCACTATCAGACTTCTTGCCTTGTTTCTCTAAGTGTCTGTCGTGTGCTTTCTTTTCTTTGTCAGACAACCCTGCAACATACTTTTTAGGTTGGTCTGTGTCTTTGTCGTATGGCAACTTCTTCTTCTCTGATTGAGATGCCATCTCTTTTAATTGATTTGTTCTTTTTGTAATTTCGTCTACTTCGTATTCTAAGTCAGGAACAGCCCTGTCAATTGCCTCTTTGATGCCCATTCTTCTCATCAACTTGTCTTGCATTGGTTTCTTTTTCTTTACAACGACTGTAGATGAATCATCACCTGTGCCTGCAACTGCTGTACCTGTTGCATTTGCTGGTGCATCTTCACTTAACTTTTTCCACTCGTCATATGAAAGGTATATATCTCTGTCGGGGTCTAAGTATTGACCTTTCTTGTGGTCGTAGTATACAACTTGTCCTGATTTTGTCATAAACGGACCTTCAAGACCACTTCGTTTACCATACTTCGCACGATTGATTGATGGCAACCTATGTTGTTGTGTTTTAATTTTTGCAATATCAGACATATAAATCCTCTGTTGTTAAATAGACACCGTTATATTTGAATACATCATAACCCATAATCGTGTCTGTTGTTTCTGTAAATTCTACACTCTCATTGATATTTATGACTACCTCACCCTCTGAATTGTAGATGTCATGTTTGACTTTGTATGTGCCTTCAGTTAGGGGTTCGCCATAGTTTTCGTCTAACTGAAACTCAAATCCTTGTTCTTTTAAATGTGAATAGACAACCTTCTCAACTTCTAAATTTTCACCATGTTGTTCTTTGAAGAACGCAAGTGCAGCTGCAGCCGCCGACCCAATAGGTCCTCGAATGCCGACTTTCGCTAATAGTTTTTTAAGATTGAATACGAAACGAATGAGAAGTGTGTATGCATTTCGTTCTTTGGGGTCTTTAATTTCTTTTGACTTTTTTAAAACTTTACCCTTGTCGTCAATAATACCAAGTTCAAATGCCTTGGTCCTATTAAAAGGTGTAACTAATAGTTTTAATACTCTGTATGCTATTACAGCATCAATAACTCTACTCATTAAAGTTTTCCTATTTGTGCCATGGCCTCGTGGTTGATTGGTACTTCTACTAAATCATTCTCTGGCATAAAATGTAGGTATACTAGAAATGTTTTCAGTAATGACCAGTGATTTGGTTCTATCTTAAAAAACAGTAATGTTGTAGTAGCATCAACGCCAAATACATTTGATAGAATGATTATGTGATTCACAATCAATCGTACTTTTAATTCGCCAGATGTGTCGTACTTTCTAAATAATCTTTTCAGATATTTAAATCTTTTCAAATCATCTAAAAACTCTGCTTCGTCAACGCATGAAGGGTTATCATAATGTTTCATTGCAAACATATTGATATTCTCCGGCGTCAATTCCGAAAAATCAACCATAATAAAACCTAATTGTAATTATAAATTATACTAAATTAGCAAAAACTTTGTATGTATTGTTCGCCTGTTTTTCCCAATTGAATTCAAGTTTTAGTCCACCATCTTTCTTATGAGAGATGCCATCGCCGTTTTCGATTTCATCGCCTTGCGACATAGGACCATTAGAATTTTCTGGAGTCTTGCCGTATCTACCACCGAATTGATTTACTTCAACAGTCGTGTTGCCTTTATCACCATCTATTTTAGGTAATGTGAAGTTTAAACCAACAGTTCCCATACGCATTGCAAGTTGTTCAACCGCAGCGTTAGGTTGTAGATATTCTTTATCTGCTAAAGCACCAACAAATCCATTTAATTTTTGTAATGAAGCAGGGTCTTGTACATTGAATAGACCTGCATTATCATCTTCTACCGATGAATGTGTAAATCTATCTGTGTATTGACCATCTTCATTTAAGTCAAATTGTTTAAAGCTTTTCATCTTCTTTCTTCTCCTGTTCAGTTGATTCATCTTCAACTACTTTCGTGTTTGGATTTGTAGTTAGTGTTTCATGAATCATACCATTAGATTCTTCTTTTTCTTCTGTAATTCTCATTGCAATCTCCTATGAAGTTGCCATATCTAAAGCAAATGCTTTATCTTCAGGCATTGGTTCACCAGAATCTTCAATCTGTTTAATAAACAAATCTACTTGTTGAAGAGCGCCACCTATGGCATTAAGATTGTTTTTCATATCTTTTACTTGAGATTCGCCCTTCTGAATCTCTGCAACTAAATTATTGTAATCGTTTACAATTTCTTCCTTTCGCTTCAATAAATCTTCTTTACTTATACTCATTATATCTCCATAAATTATAGAAAGGGGAGCGGACTCCCCTTTCAGAACTACTAATTACTGATTATTAGTCAGCAAATGTAGGTGCAGTATCAGAGGCTACGAAGCCTGTAACACGCCAAACAGTTGAACTCACACCAACACACTCAATGTCATAATGTCCTGGAACATTAATTTGAATTAGTTCGTTAGAGTTACCATCAGAACCAACTACTGAGATAGCGTTACCATCAATATCCAAGAATGTCAATTGACCTTGGAAGTAGATAGAGTTGCCAGTACCAGCAGCAATAAGTAAGTCGTGTCCATCTTCAGCCGCAGAAGCAATGTTAGGTCCTACGAACCTAAAGTGCATTCCAGCGATTGGAGTAGGTAGAGTCATAGTTCTATCAGCAGTTAAGTCGTTACCAATTAGTAAACGACCAGCGTGTGTAGCTTCAGTTAATGTTACATTACTGTCAGCTAAAGACACAGGTGCCATTAGAGCGTTGTTCATTTCACCGATAGTAACTTTTTTGTTAATCGGCGTTCCCGAAGGGTCGTCAACTACATGAACTAAATCTTCACGAGCAGTTGCAGTACCTAGGGAAGTTAGAGCTGTGATTTTCTTATCAGCCATTTTCTTTCTCCTTTTTTAAATTACCCCTTATGTATTCGGGGAATGTTAGCCCATGTATCGAAATTAATCTAACAAGGGATTTTAAAGGGGAGAAAACTCCCCCTTGTGTTATTATTTATAAGACTTATGTAGTCGTTACACCGTTAAGTATTGAAGCACTTCCAGAAGTTGTGCCTGCCTTAGTTTCAATAACTAGTCCAGCAGCATCTACTGTATAAGATTCTGCAGCGAATCCATCAGTACCAGCAGTTTCGTTGATAACTTTACCAGTACCATCTTCTAACATACTAACTCTTCCGACTAATGTATCAACACCAAAACCAGTTCTGAATGCTTGAGTACCAGTAACATCAGTAGCACCATCAGCGCCTTCTAATGTCATATCAATTACTTCAGCAACAAAATTATCTCCAGCGCCAGCAGAGAACAATAAGTTAATATCGTCTGCAATAGTAACTCTCTCTGAAACTGTAAATGAAGTTTGAGAAGCAACTGCTGTGATTGTTAATGTGTTGTCTGTACTAATTCCTGTGTCAGAATCTTCGCCAGTAATAGAAGCAGCAGGTGTTGAACCAGCGCCACTAACCGTAACTACTTGGCCAACAGCGATTGTTCCTGAAACACCATCAACTGTAATTGTTGCTGAATCATCAACTGCGCCATTTGTTGTACCTGAAGCACTTGAAGTGGTGTTCGCATCACAAACGATAGTGTCATCAGACTGTTCAAGTCTAAATCCAGCGATACCATCTGAAGAACTATCCTGTAGTGTTGCAGTACCGTTTGTATGAATCCAAGCAGAATCAGAAACAAAGCCTAAGTAACCTGCAGCCGCAGATTGTAGAGTTCCTCTGAAAGTGATTACATTCGTACCAGTTCCTGCATAATACTGACATGCAACAGTATTGTCTGATACCATGTCTGTAGCACCTAATCTATCTAGTAGGATATATGCTTTGTTTGTTACTGTTTGATTACCAGACCATGCGGCACTAGTAACTGTGATTGGTTCATCAAAAGTTAATACCAAGTCGAATGTAGCTGCATCGGCATATGCGCCGTCAGTCCAATCTACCGATAATAAGTTTGCTGATTTTAAGCCCACACTCGCTAGGTTTCTAATTGCAACTAAAATCTCAGGGTCTGCACTCGTATTATCATTACCTGTTGCAGCTGAAGCTACACCTGGTTGCATTACCCATCCTTTATCTGTTGCACTTACAAACTCACGAGAGTAGACTGAGTTTGAGTCCATCGGTAAACTTTTAGGTCTACTTTCAGAGTTACTCGTCTTTCCCCATATTGCCATTTAAATCTCTCCTTTTATAAAAGTTTGTTTTTGTTAATTAACACTACTATTTATCAATATCCAATCTTCTTCAATTGACGAATAGTATTCGAGGCACTTGTATGCAATATACCAATACCCCCTTTTGCCGTCCATTCTTTAATGTTTTTAGGGTAATCGTCAATCAATACGGCTTGTTCTCTCTTACCACTATGTCCAATCATTGTGTAATCTTGTTTTTGAACTCGATTTACTAAATTAATTCTTGCAGAATTGTTTAGTTTTAAGTTCCCACTTATCCATCTTAACTTCCCAGGTTTGCAGTTTGGGTCTTGGTTATTCTTAACAGCAGCAGATAGTATACTAGGGTTATAATTGCTTATAAATCCCCATAACCTTTTGCCATCTTTCATCCAAGGCATGTTAGACCAGAAGTTAGGTGTATTTTTAATACTCTCCCAGTCTTGACCGTGTCGCATTCCTTCCCAGTTCTGTCCTGTCGCTTTCTTAGCCGCAAGAACAAAATCAGTTAAGACTCCATCCATATCACAATAGATACGAGGCAGATTACCCTTTGCCTCTCTGTAAAAACCTTTATAGTTTTTCATAGTGATACTAATTCTTTAATGTAAATTTCCTGTGCTAGCTTTATTGCCACCAGATATTTGCCCAATAGGCACATCAGGATTTACTTCAATCTTTGATTGTCCTGAACTCAACTTTACCTTTTCTTTCTTTGATTTCTCAAGATTAGGTTTAGGTCCTTTCTTGTCTAGTATTGCCTGGGCAACACCAGTTCTTAAAGGAACTTCACCCGTGTCAGGATTAGGTTCAGGTTTTGTAACTTTATTCTTTTCGTTTTCTAACTCAAGTTTTAATCTCTGTATTTGGTCTTTAAGACCTTGAACTTCATTTTTAGTGTCATCTGCTTTAGAGTCAACTTTTTCAGAACCTCGTTTTTGATTAATGTCATCAAAATCTTCACTCACACTAGGACTATTTTTCATGTAGTCAGTAGCAGATGTCATCTTGTCATTAGCAGATGTTATCTTTGACTGAACCCATGCTTCTAGTTCGTAGTCAGAACCTTTTGATTGAAGAATACTCATCAACTGATTCAGATTGTCTTGCATGGTTTTTAATTGACCAACCGCCATAGACACTTCATTGTCCTCTTTTTTGAGTCTTACTTGCCTATATGCTTCTCTGAATGTTTGTCCGTATTTCATAATTATCCTTCTAGTCTATCTCTTATAATAAATTCTTCTGCTCTGTAGTTAGTTAAGAAATGTTTGTTGTAAGTGTCAATGAATGTTCTTACTTCTTTCAAAGGTAGAACTTGTTTGCCTTCTGTAAGTTCAGCATTGATGAAACCCTTTACACCGCCTCTTACAAGATATGTTTCTACCATTTGAGAAAACTCTTTGACACGAACTGTAACTGTCTTTTGTTCTGCCATCTGCATCTGTGCAACTGCATCATTGATACTACCTTCTTTTGTTGGTAGATATTTGTCCTCTTTGTACATTGCATTAATCTTTTTCATAGCATACATCATTTCTGCCTTGTCTTTGACTTTTGCCATGTCAGCGCCGCCGTTGTTCTTAACATCAGCACGAACATCTGATTTCATGTACATAGCATTCATGTCTTTCATAGGCTTATCTTCTGCCGACTTGTGTGGGTCTTTGACCATTGCGTTAAGTTTTACAGCATCTGGTGATAAGTCATCATCGCCAGTTTTCTGTGCCTTCATCATTTCCTTTTTCATCATCTCTTTTTTCATCATCTCTTTTTGCATTGCTTCGTCAACATATGCTTCGTCAGCTGTTTTAACTTTTTCAGGTTTGCCAAGTTTAGCACCTTTGATTGGTGGCATTTGTTTGACGCCTTGTTTAAGTTTTTCTATATCAGAGTCTTTTAATTTAAACTCGTTGATTGCCTCTTCAGCAAATGTTAATAGTTCTTCATTCTTGGCGTCATGTGATTTATCGACTGCCTTAAAGAATGCCTTTTTCTCTGCATCAGTTTTCAAATCATCAAGGGAGTTAATTCCCGCCTTCTTCATCTGAGCTTTGAATTTATCTTTATATGTCATTTTTTCTCCCTTTGTTATAGTGCGTCCAGTAATATTTTTCCAATATCTGGTCTTAGTTTCTTTTTTACTCTAGCTTTTAAAATTGGTTCCATTTTTTGTCTTAAACTTACAGCATGATTTCCAGAGCCATTTGTCATTCTGTGCATCTTTTCTAAAGAATCATAAAATTGCTCAAGTTCTTTATCTTTTATTACAAAGGCAATGTATGACCTAGCACCAAAATGGTCATTACTATCAGTCCTTCTTGCAATATTTTTAGCATATCCCTGTGCAACTTCTTCGCCCGGTCGCCCAGCCTCAGTAAGTTCGACTTCTTCTTTCTTTACCTTCCAACCAGCGTCTGTGAAAATCTTGGCAGCAACACCCTTAACTGTTTTAGTTTTACCATTTCTAGTAAGTGTTACTTCTTTGTGTCTTGGTCCCGAACCAGGTCCGCCTTCGTTTTTCTTTTTGCCTTTCTCTTTGTAACCACTTGCAAATGCAGCTCTTCTTTGTGCATCACTTTTGAAGCCTTCTTCGTAATCTTCAATGCCTAGTTCTTTCTTGACCATCTTTGTTGCAGTAGCAAATCGAACAGAGTCGCCTTCTTTACCATAGCGTTTGATGAAGTCATTCTTAGGCAAATCATCTGCCTTATCATGCACTTTCTTAATCTGCGTTTTAGTTAAGGTTGCCTCTCTTAGTTCTTTAAATTTCATAATTGGTCCTATGTTATTTTTTTAGCATCAGACAATGCCTTTTTGATTTCTTTGTTTGCGTTATCGAGAGCTCTATGCACATCAAAATATTTTCCAGAGTTATCACTCATACTTGGACCAACATCTCTGTCCATTTGAAATATGAAATTACAATGTTGTTCAAATTCGTTAAATGCTTTTTCTGTTCTTGCAACTTGTTGTTTCATTTGTGCCATACTGTAAAGACCTTTTGTTGGTCTTAATCTTGAAGCCTCATCAAGTTCGGTTTGTTCTTTTAATTGGTCGTCTGGTTTCCAGCCTGCCTTTAATTTACCATCATCAGTAATTCCATATTTTTTCAACTGCCAAGCAGGTGGCTTTCCAGCAAAACTTTTGCCTCCAAGATGATGAAATTTTACTCTATGTGCTAATTCTTCTCTATCTTCTTGGTCGTAATAATCTCCACCAAATTTCTTAGGTGTTTTTTTCATAGAAACTCTTTTAGATTTATCTGCTGGCATATGTTTACTAGCGCCAGGAATCTTTAATGGGTTATTCTTTAGATGACGATATTTAGACTTGTATTTTCCCAACGCCAATGCAGCCTTTGAAGATTTCTTGTAATCGCCTCGACCATCGCCTGAACTACCTGCGCCTTTTTTATTATGACCACCCGAACCTGGTCCACCATCAACAGGGGGTCCGCCTTCAACAACTTCTTCTGAAAACCTTTTATCTTTTTTCGCTAATAATTCTTTGGCAGCATCAGACACCATAGGTATATCTGCTGTAGAAAGTTGCAACAAGTGAGATGGTGAATATGAACTCATTTTGTTTTTTAATTTATTGAAATTCATTTTGCTTCCAGTAGCACTTTTGTAGCTATCCTTTCCTTTCAAAGGCGCATATGCCTTTTTCAACGCATCAATCTGTGCAGTTGAAAATCTTGCCTCATCTACTTGTTCGACCTCTTGACTAGCGTTACTGGTAGTGGTATCGCCAGTCGCTGGTAAGTCCAATAATTCTTCGTTTGCTCTTTTAAGTGCATTTTTAACATCTGGATGGTCTGATAATCCTTTTGCAATCTTTTCAATCGCCTTGACAGCACCATCATAGTTGCCTTGTTTGTAACGAGGGTCGTTTAGAACACCGTATGCCATTTTGATTTGAGCAGTAGAGAATCCTTCTTGCACATCTCTATAATCTCTCGCCTCTTGTAGGGCTTGTCGCATTGTTTTTGTATAATTATTTGCCATTATAGTTCCTTTTTCATTCGTATTACCGCCTTCTCTAATTCATCTTCCCAGCGGTCTCCGTATCGTTTCTTATATTTATCTATTATTTTATCTTCATTTGCAAAATTATCAATATCTTTGCGCTCAATTACCTTATTTGCAAGTTTAAAACTTAATACTGGTTGATGTGGTGTTATTTTCATAGCGTGTTGAGCATAATCTTGACCGATTTCATACGCCTCGACCGAAACTTGATTCAACTCAAAGTACTCATCTACACTACCTAATTCGTTTTCAAGTGTTTCTAAGACACTAGGTTCGTCTTGTATCGCACTTTCTTTAAGTTCTTGTATATCATACAACCATGCCTTCTTGACTAGACCATCAGACTCATATGAAACATAGTTTGTTCCTCGTCTAACGACTGTGCCTGTAGAGCCATCAACATGTTCAATCATATCACCAACATTGAATATTTTCTCTTGATAATATTCTTCTCGTAAATCATTGTTTAAGAAATCAGTAAATGATTCATATCTCTCTTTAAGACCCATACCTTTCTTAACTGCATCAAACAATTGTTTCGCATCTCTGTCAGAAAGATTAGATGTAAGTCCTGTTTTAAATGTTTTGAAATCATTTACTTTTGCCATCTCACGCATCTTACTTGCACTCATTCCTGTAACACCTTCTGCATCAGGGTCTCTGTCGCCAGATGAAACAACTTTTATAGATTTGTAATTGTAGTCTTTACCATTATACTTGTCAGCAAGTTTTTGAAATTCATTGATACGGTCACTACCTGCAATCATAATAATTTCACCGTACATCTTATCGTAGAACTTCAACACTTCCATAAATGTTCTTTGTGTGCCACCAGCGCCGACAATCTTGTTCTGAGGAAACATCTTCTTCATAAACTTGATTTTAGTGTTTTGGTCTAGTGGGTTCTTTCGTTTGTCTGTTGAGGCACTAGCATAAACAATGTGATTAGCACCGTTCTTCCTAGCCTGTGAAATCACTTCTCTCATAAGTTTATCGTGCCCTATAGTAGGAGGGTTGAACCTACCGTATGCAAAAACTAACTTGCTAGTCTTATCTAATGCCTCTTGGACTGGTCTATGACCATTTTCTTCTTTTCGCAATGTATCTATCTCAGCATCAGTAACTTCGCCATCATCTAAAATTTTCTTACACTTTTTTAAGAATGTAAGATAATGGTATTTCTCTAACATTTTGTAGATTACATTCTTTGGCAATCTATTCTTAATACTAAATGTTTTAATTTCGTCTGGTGTCATATCTTTATCAAACGCATCTCGTCTTTCAGCGTCAGCGACATCACCCATATCACTTAAATCTTGTATACTCTTTTCAATCTCATTTAACTTAGATGTCAATCGTCTTTCTAGGTTCTTTATTTCGCCTGGTTTCAACTCAGACAATTCATCATAGTCAATTATATCTCTTTGCAGTTCGCCTTTGACAACATCTATCTCTTGTACTTTTCTTTCAAAGTCTTTTAGATATAGATTTATATCGAACTTGAAATCTTCTGGTCGTTTGACAAACTTCTGATTCTTAATATCGAACACAGCATCAGCCTTAGCGTTCTGAGAATCGTAAGTTTCTTTGTCTGTGATGAAGTAATAGTTGACAGGATGTTTTGTATTAGGTATTTCTTTACCTTGAATGTTGTCTGGATTCTTTGCAGACAAATACTTCTTAGAAAGTCTTACTCTTTCATCTTCTCGTTTTTCAACAGGCACATCAAACAAAACATTGATGTCTAAGTCGGCATCATTTCTGTATCTGTGTGTAAGTATAGAACCAATCAAAGTATATTTCAACACAGGATATTCTTTTTCAAATTCTGCCAACTGGTCCTCAATCATCTTAATGACAGATGGTTTGATTACAGGGTTAGATGTATCCTCTTTATCAAAGACCATAGGAGCATATGTGCTTCTAGGGATATCAATTATCGATTCTTTGAATGTGTGAAATGATTTCATTTACTTCTTCTTACTATATGCTTGTGAACCAAAAAAGGCAGCAACAATACCAGCAACTGCGACAAAATATGTAGCCGCCATATCACCAAGTATCTTACTTGCCGAATCTAAACCTGCCAGAACAGCAAGTACAACCGCAAATGGATATAACAATAGTCCTGCCAAAGCAAACCAAGTCATTGTCCTTTGTGCATCACGCATTGCATCCGCATCTTCAAGTTCTTTTCTTTTGAACTCCATATACATCTGGTGTTCTTCTTTACTTACTGTGCCATCGCCGTTTGTGTCAGCGGGATGAAATGTAGTAGTTTTCTTTTCTTCTTCTGCCATTATCCTTTTACCCAGTTTTTGGCCATGTTGAAATTTGCACGACTGAATTCTAGTCTATCTACAAGTTTTACAGCACCGCCTTGTTTGATTGCTACATATCCTTCTGGATTTGTAACTTTAAATCCATTCTTTGTTCTTAGGAAAGAACCGATACTCTGTATATTATTTAGTTTCTTCATCAATACAGCCTTTGCAGACTGAAGCGTTATGTATGTTGCAATGGCAAAATAAAGACCTTCTCTATCTGCCCTAATTATTCTCATACCGACTTCACGAATTTCTTCATACTTTTGTTTAGTTGATTCTTGTTTCTTACTATCAATTTCTTTTTGTATCTTCTCTTTGAAATATACTTCAAAGTTATTTGCTAATGCTTTTGTATTTGTTATTGGTGTGCCTTCTCTAATGTAAGTGTTGAAAAATGTTTTCAACTGAACACCCAATGATAATGTGTTTTTGTCTTTCTTAATCTTGTCAATAAATTTACCAGCCTTATACGCAGAACCTTCTGACATTCTAATAATGTTATCAAACGCAATTGCTTCTGCCCTAGTGAAACCAGGGTTCGTTTGTTTATACATTGCATCATCAAAGAATACATCTTTGTTACTTTTTAGATTACTAACACTTGCACCAAAACTTGCACTCAATCCTTTGATTGTTTTGCCAGAGTATGATGTATGAAATATAATCCCAATCTTTGCCTGGTCAACTCTCTTGTATAGAGAACTACCTAACAGTCCTGTTTTCACAACAGGCACAGCATATGTTATCGTGTTTGGTGTAAAGACGATTGAATCTTTACCATCAACTTTTGCACGACTCTTATCGCCACTAGTGAACAATAAGTCACCTTGTAGTATGCCTTTGATACCTAACTTTGGAAAATATTTTAGTGCGACAGTTAGTTTCTCTGCCAATGCACCGCCATGGTTTCTCTTAATATCTGCGTTTGTGTAATTAATTTTTGGAGTTGCGTTGAATAACGACTTAGTTGCAACAAAGAACTTGCCGTTCTCTGGATTTGTGCCACAAAATATAGCAGGTGCGCCATCCCACTTAACTGAAATCTGTGAGGCGCCTTCGCCACCCTGTAACATTTGTTTGATAGATTTTAGAAACTCAATTGCCGTTGTGGCACCTTGACTTCCATTATTGATAATCTCATCTTCCAGATGTTCCAGATGTGTGTTTTTATCCTCTACAATGTAGTCTTGAAATCCTTGCATTTACACTTGTTCCATTAATTTAATTTACACTATTATTTATAATATAGGTATATTATACACTATATAAAAAGTCTGTGCTGACATTAGGTGTCGAAATATTCAACTTAGATTGAATTGAATTCAATTATCCAGGACCACCTGAGCACTCTTTGTCTAATAATCTTTTGAAATCTTTATTTAGTCCGCCTTGAAACTGTGGTTGGGGGGAAAAAGAACCTTTATATCTAACTTCTAAGTCCAATAAATTAAGCTTACCCTTTACCAACTTAAAAAATATTTTAGCAGCTGATGACTTGTTAGTTGCTTCTACATCTTGAATAACTTTATAGTCGCCCTTGTATTGATTCTCAATTCTTGATAATCCGCACAAAGTTGTTTTTAGTGATATTACTTTTCCATTTTGAATACTTACGATACCAGATGGAGAAGCAGATGCTATACCCGTTACTAAAGCAAAATCAAATTTTCTATCTCCTAATTCTTTAGCTTCAAGTTCTTCAAATAAATTTTGTTTTAGTATTATGTTTATTAAATTCTCTGCTAACTTTGAACCACCTTTATCCATAATATTCTCAAAGGCGTCCCACAAAGCATTGTTCCTTTTATCTGATAATTTTGAATTGACGAAGTACCTCATACTTTTAGGGTCTTTCGTATTACTTGCAAGATATCCGTCATCCGCTGTTGCATACCCTTTAGTGTCTATGTATGACTTGTTACCAAATTGATTCTTGTCTTTTTGTTTAGCTTCAAATAATTCTTTTTTATTTCTTTTCTTTAAAGTATCAAAGTTCTTTATGTCTTTTTTGAGTATGATTCCTTTTTCTACCGCCTCAATAACCAAATTAGCAAAATACTCTATTCTAGTTTCAACCAGTTCTTCTTTTAAATCATCAAATTCTTCACCATCAAATGCAGTAGAAAATGCTTTGTTGATAAGGGTTGGGTCCGCAGCTTTGACTGTTTTCTTTTTCTTTAACGATATGCCGTAAAACTTATTTTTATCACTAAATTTTCTAACAACAATATCAGATGAATTATAGTCTGTAAATCCATAAGCACTAACTTGAAAATCTTGAACTTCTTCCGGCCAAACATTTCCTGTCATATATGTAATAACTCTTTCAGAAGTAATATTCATATATTTTCTGATTGCTATAGCAGCTGAAACACCAACAGCCATATCAGCAACCTTTGATGGATTGTCTGGGTCCATTAGTTTTAAAAATCCCTGTTCGATTGCCCTGTTACCAAATTGAACAGCATCGGAATCAGTTATGCCTGCTTTCATCAAGTCTTGTAACTGAGTGTAGTCTTTTATTTTTTGTAATTCAGATGATTTGTACTGCAATGCTGTAGCAGTCATTATTTCTGAAGCTTCATATGCCATAATTCTCTCCGTATACTGCTATTTATACAGTAGTCAGGAGAGAATGTCAAGCAGCTTTTAGCCAGTTAAGATTAAGAACACACCGATACTGTTCATCACAAGTATTGGTTGCGCCTGTGTGTTGTATATGTTGAGGAAAAGTAACAAGTCTGTTCGCAACACTTTCTACTATTTCGCCAGTTTCAAATTTTGTATACCCGTTGTTTGTATTAAGATAAAATACAGAAGTTAAAGCATTGGGTGGGGACTTTGCCATATCTACATGATAACCAGCCTCAACGCTTGTTTCTGTTCTTTTGTTTAGGTTTACTTTAACTTTTGTGAATACAAACACACCCATCTTATTGCCCATGTCAGTAAGATGGCCATATAAAGGACTTAGTGCCTTATCAAAAAAGTATGCAACATGAGTCATCTGATAATCAGTTTTTGGATTACCTGGTCCATCAGGGTCTAATGTGGGCCGCATGTACCAGGGAAACTCAGGTGAAAGAATTGTATTCTTTATGTTTTCAAAATAATCCTTATCTAAAAAGTTATCTTGTATAATAATATCAGACATCAGACATGCCAAGAGTTGTACCTTTGAACACTAGTGATACACGAAACTTATCGTTCTCAACTGCCCTTGCGACATGAGGTATTCGTGCATCAAAGACCACATAACGACCAGGTCTTGGCCATAGTGATTGTTGAATGTTTGGGAAATGTTCTTCTGCCTGTCCGAAGCCAAAAGGAGTATTGATTGCCATTGCCTTCATCTCATCAGTAATGTTCGGAGTCCACAGTTCTAATGTGCCACCATCATCTGGCGTCATATCAGGAGTTAAATAAAGTATAACAGTATATTGATTACCAGTCCAACCATCTACATGCATACCACCAGATTGATGTGGGCCATGGCCATTTAGATAATGTCTTATGAGTTTCAGACCTGGATTAATTTTATCCCAAATCTCTTTAACCCAAGGCTGTTCTATTTCATAATCAACTCTTTCAGTATCACTACCACCCAATGTAACATGTTTATACCCAACACGATTTTTGTCCGATTTCATATCGGGTGTTGAATACCATTCATCTTCCCAGTCCATTGCCATAGCGGCATCATAATATTTCTGAATTTCTTCTTTTGTAAATGCACCATCATTCCAGTCTATGACTTTGTGAAAATCGCCACCAGAAAGAATGTTAGAATCAAACTCATACTTATCGTCATTATGTGGATTTGATACCACAAATTTATGACCATCAGTATCTTTGTTGCCAATCACATTATTAGTGAATGATTGGCGTTCATAATTATCATCCATATTTATTCCTCAGGTATGTAAGAATAATTAAAAGACAGACTTATTCTATCTCGTCTTAGGTTGTTAGTCTTTATAAATGTATCACTTCCTGGTGGCTCATTTACAAACAGTCCAACAGATTCATCTGTTGCTTTATTTCCCTCAACAGAATGTTTAAGCCAACTTGGAAACAATAAACACATTCCTGTTTTTGGTGTATATCTGTGAGTTGAACCTGCCTTGAAGTTGTTTCGATTTTCATCTGGCAAATCTTTCAAATAATATTCAGCATCATCTGGCCTATGAAAAACAATATCACCCATATCTTCATGTGGAACATCCACATAATAAACGCCACTTATAATACTGCCGTGATGATTGTGTATAGAGTTATAATGTCCAGGTGCGTTTACATTATACCAAACAGCTGTCATCTGTAGTTTAGGTAACTCAACATGACGACAAACTATTGCTACAGCATCATCTATTTCTTTTTGCAGCTCATCAAATGGAAGTTTTATATCTGACTCACTTTGCCAACCACCATAGTTGGATTTGTGTACAGTTGGTTCGTTTGATTGTTTTATAGCAATGTGCTTGTGTATTTCTGAGTCACCTTGGGTTGTTGTTTTAGGGCTCTTATAATCTAACTGCTTCTCCCATACTATTGTAGGAAAAAGAAAACTGTGTGTCATGTTACTCATTTTTATTCCTCAGGCGAACCTACATCAGCTGCCTCAGTTGGTGCTTCTTCATCAGTAGGCAAATTATCTTTTATGTTTTTACTGTGATGTGCGATTAGAATTTGATGATTTAAAATCTCTGATTGTAGCTTCTGAATAGCCGCAGTTGAAGATTGTACTTGTAAAATAGAGTTCTTAACCTCTGGTGTCAAACTAGTTTCATCATAGTCTATATTGTCAATAGTTACTGCCATATTTTTCTCCTGTATTAAATTTTAAAATCTGTAAACTCACCAATCTTTTGCGTGAATTTACTCGTCATTGATGTGTCGACTTGACCACTATCAACTAAGTCGGTCTGAGCATGCTGTTCTACATCATACAAACGCATCTTAGACCTGTCAACGCCAATGATAAACTTTCGATTTATCGTTGGGTCATTGTATCGATTCTTCAACTGTTTAACCATTATCTGATTCTTTTCTTCTAGTTCTTCAGATGAGATTAACGCAAACATAAAGTCTGCCGTTGCAGGCAAACCAAATGATTCTGAAGTATCTTCAAGACCAACATCACTACTTACAAAACCACTTCTTGTAGTTTGTGTTGCAGAGAATATTGGAATATCTTGTTCTACAGCAAGGCCTCTGAGTTCTTCTGCGATTGCCTTGATGTATGTATATGAGTTCACATTAGCGCCTGCCTTAAATCTTGACGAAGCACAGATGTTTAGGTAGTCAACAAAAACTATATCTGGTCTGAAAGACTTCTTCATTGCAAGCTCACTCAATAAATTTTTGAAGTGTGCAACAGAAGCCGATGCAGTTGGATATTCTTTCACAATGAGTTGACCAGTTGTTTTCTTTTGTAGTTTATTAATCTTTGTTTCATACATCTTGTATGGTAGTTCTTCTAAATCACTCATACCAACATTCAATAGATTAGCATCAACTCGTTCTGCGATTCGTTCTTCTGCCATCTCCATTGTGATGTACAATACATTTTTACCTTGCAGTAAAACAGACGAAGCAAGGTGAGTCATAAACATGGTCTTACCAACACCAGTACCTGCAAGACAGATGTTCAAAGTCTTAGATGGAATACCACCTCGTGTAATCTTATTGAAGAAATCTAAATCAAGTTCAAGCCTTTCTTCTTTCTTGTTGTAATATTCAAATCGTTCTTTTGATTCTAGTAAATAGTCATGACCAACTTTCTGGTCAAACGATACAGATAATGCCTCTGATAACATCTCTGGCAAATATTCTGGCGTATGTTCTTTATCTTTGCCATCGATAATCTGAATGCCACCTAAGATAGCATTATGTATCGCACGGTCTTTACACCATGTTTCTGTCGTTTCAACCAGCCAATCTAAGTTGATTGGTTCTGGATTGAGCTCAGCAATAATGCCTGTGAGTTTCTTATACTCATCTTCGGTGATACCTTTGTTCGTGTTGATTTCAATCGATAGAGATTCTTTTGTCGGTAGATTATTATACTTGTTGACAAACTTGTAAATCTCTGTAAACAACAACTTCTCTAATCTGTCTACGAAGTATTCTTCTTTAATAAAAGGTAAAACCTTTCGACAATATTCTTCGTTATGAATCAGATTTCTAATCGCCGTTGTTTCGATTCTTTCGCTCATACGCCCTCTTGTTTTTTGATTGATACATTATACAACAGCTGAATAAAAAAGTCAAGCAACATTAAAAAATATTACTAAGACATATCTGTTTTCAAAAGTGAAATCATGGCAAGCAGTATGATTTCTTTTTCCATTATATAAAACTAGTCTGTTCGGCCATGCTCCATGAGTTATGTCAGGCATTTTATCCCAGGCATGAGAAAAGAATGCTGTGCCACCTGTGAACGATTGGTCAAATGGTAACACTCCTGCAAATTCATCTTCATCAGTATGAACCATACCAAGTCTGCGTTTGCCTTGAGGTGATAGTTTTAGTTCACTAGATTTTGTACATCTTATTCTACAATGAAAATCAACTATAGGTTCTTCAATTAATTCCTCAATTTGTTTTTTGATAGAGTTGTGCATAGGTCTATCAATGATTTTAAGATTCTGAGTTTCCCAACAAGGGGCAGCTTGAAATCTATTACCATATTGAACCGACTTTGGTTGATGAGTCGCCTCATATTCATAATCTTTAATTTTATTTTCTAAGTCTATATAATCGGCTAGAAAATTAGGCACAGTTAATAGTGAGCCTTGTTGTATTAGGTTAGTTATTTTCATTTTTTAATTGTTCTTCTAATAACACAACCAATACATCGCCAATATGATTAATAAATTCTTGACTGTCTGTATCAGCCTCAATTCTATTTTCTATAACTGTATAGTCAAACTTCATGGGCAATGCACCATTAACTGATTCAGATTCAGGTGCGAATCCTACATGACCATAATGATAAACTATACTTGCGAATGGGCCACTAATGAGTTTTAGGGCTGTAAAGTCCTCACCTTCCTTCTCTACAAAGACATAATCTTCGTTGTGTTTAGGCGTTGTCGTTTGATGTGGTTTCGGGTACTGATTCTTCGACTTCTTCAACTGCATCTCCATATTTAAATTCTTTTCCACAAACAGCATCTAACTGTTCTAGTATCTCTGGTGTGAAATACTTTTCGGGATTATTATTTATAGTCTTACCAAAAGTCTTAGTACCATCTGGCAACTCAACTCTTGTAGATACTGATTTGAATATGCCATGTTTCAATGCCAGTTCTAATAGACCATAGTATCTATCTAAACCTTTGTCGTAAGTCAAGCGAACATCTACGATTTTGTTTTCTTTGGTCAGCCTTGACTTGTAGTTCTTACAATGAATGATGTTACCAATGATTTCGGTACCATCTTTTTCTTTGCGTTTAGAAAGATAGACAATGCTACTGGCGGCATATTTTAATCCTGACCCACCACCCATCTCTTTCTGTGGGAACATACTGCCCACCACATCATAAGTATGGTTTGTTATAATAAGGGGAACTTTCGCTTTCCCTAACTTCAAGGTGAGTACTCGAAAGGCGGCCTTTACAATCTGTGCCCTTGTCATATCTTTTGTTTCTTTACCTGCCTGGGTGTCTTCCATTTCTTTTGTGGTAGATAGCATACCTAAAGAATCTAAGACAAGTAGTATTGGTTTTCTTTCTGATTTCTTTTGTTCAATGTATTTGTCCAATACAGTAATGGCTTGATGTCTGAATTCTTGCACAGTAGTAACGGGCATAACGACCATTCGTTTACTATCTATATCTCGTTCTTCAATCAAGTCTTTTGTAATTGCTGACTCACTCTCAAAGAATATTACACCGCCATCTGGATTCTTGTCGAGAAAGTTCTTACACATGCCAAGCACAAAGAAGGTTTTACCTGTTGCACTTTCGCCGGCGATTGCAGTAATCTTGTTTGATGGTAGGCCTCTGTGAATACTACCACCTAATAACGCATTGAATATATACGAACCTGTATCAATAAAGTCATCAACATCGCCTGTTGAACCATCTGATACTAGACTTGCATATTCGTTGCCTGTTTCTTTAATTATATCTTTTAAAAAATCACTCATGTCTTTAACTCCACTTTGTATTCATGTTTGTATGTTGGGTTATCATTTCTTCTTTTGTATCTCAATGCCCAATCTGTTTCTCTTTGAAACCCGCCAGGAAACCAATCACTCATTATTTCGTGAAAGTGCCATTCTGCATCTGGTTCTGTTTTTAGTCTTTTTTGTACGATTAACATAGTTGTATTATACTCTTTTTAGTTGCCATTGTCAAGCATATTTAGAAAAAATCATCTAGTGTTGCCACTCTTGAATTCTTGAACAGGTCTGATTCAGGCCCAAAACACCAGACATTCTCAATAAACATTTTGTTCATGTGTTCGTCTAGTTTTGCTTTATCAAACTTACCATCTTCGTCATTGAATACTGCCTTACCCTGTGGGCGTTGCATGATTCTCATACCAATCTGACCAAGAAACTTGTCTTTAAATTTATCAACTAGCTCATCACCTGAACGATAACGAACACCATGTATCTTTGGGTCCATAATGTTGACAAACATATATTTAGAAACTTTCATTGTGTTCTCTGCGACAGGCAAATAAAAGTCATCTCGCCATGCATCATACTCATTAAATTTAAACCAAGATTGATTTTCTTCTAGTTCACCGCCCTTGTTGTATTCTTCTGTTGAGAAGTAAGGTGGACTTGTAAACGCACAATCAATTGGTGGTAACTTATCATATGGCAAATCTTCTGCACCACAATTCCATATGTGTACCTTTTTAGGTTTAGGTAGAAACTTATTGTATTGAGATATTTGTTCTTGGTATCTTCTATATGTATTTGGGTTTGGGTCACAACCATAATATTCTTCAGCGTCTGAAGCAAAAAAACCAGCAAGCCTATCGCCCCAACCACAACTTGTATCAAGTACTGTTTTTGCTTCTGTTATATCGTAGATTGCCTTTGCAACGACAGGTTTAAATTGTGTTGCGATATAAGTGCCAAGTCTGAAAGCAGAGATATAACTTTTCTCACTCAACTGCCCGCCCATTAATTGTTCTTTACCTTCTACCATGACCTTTTGAACACCATTGATGCCTCGCCAGATAGGACCAAAACACTTCCATATGTCATATGCAGTACCATTCTCCCATACTTCTTTCGGTGCTCTGAAACCATAACTGCCACACTCTAGTCGTAAGTCTTGGTGAAAATAATTTGACACATCATTAAAGGTACTAGCACCATTAATCAAGCCAAGGCCATAATCTTCATAACTATATTTGTAATCATCATACTTTTCAAATACAGTTTTCTCTACTTGCTCATTAGGAATACAAATAGTACTAGTATCAAACTTTTGTAAATCAAAAAAGGACTTTCTCATGTCATCTTTTGTGATTTCTTTTAGTGGGAACACAGGTCGTTCTGTTGCAATATAGTCAGCAAGTGTTGTTCGCATCTTCTCTTTACCGTACTCTGCGTTCATTCTTTCAAATGTCTTGTTATCTAAGATTGGTAACTTATCTTCTCTAGCCGCATCCTTGAAACGGCCATATAGTGTGTTATCTCTTATGTAGTGTGTAAATGCATTTTCTTTCATTCTCTATTCCTCAAAACAATTGATTGATACCATCTCATTAACCATATCACCTTTTGTGGGTGATGTTCGGGGTCTGGTAATTCATTTTTAAAATACTCAATAAAATCTTTTAGCTCTTCATCTGTCATCTGAATTTAGGTCCGTCAACTGCAACGACTAAAGACATTCTTTCACCCTTTGTAACTGGTGTAACTCTGTGTTTCATAAAAGAAGGAAATGTTATAATAGTTCCTTTCTGTCTGAATAATTCTTTATCATATTCTGCCCAAGATGAATCGCCTATTTCAAAATCACCACCCTCATAATCATCCCCATCACTCAACTGAATAGTCATAGATAATTTTCTATGAAACATATCAGGGAAAATTTCATTAAGATACATATCTTGGTGCCATTGATAATGATTGCCCTCGTTATAAACAGCAAATTGTGGCGACTCTAAATCAGTCAAATCAAAATTATAAAAGTTCTTATTATGTGAACGAACATAGTGCCATAATAAATCTTTTAATTCAGGCTCATCTAAAAGGTCGATGTATGTGTTTGTCGAACTTCTACTAATTCCATTAGTTACTTCTTCATCTTCGCCATGTCTTTCTATGGGATGACTCCAACCAGTATTAATAATAGCCTTTACTACATCATCTGATAACTCACCGAATTGTGCATTCCATGTAGAATTCATCTAAACCTAATGTTACTATTAATAACAGCCCTGTAATTACTATAATAAGGATGTGAGCCAGCATGTTTTCGATTACCATCAAAAACTAAAAATCTACCTTTCTTTGGCGCAATTCTATGTTGTACTTTATTATCATTATCAAAAAGACATGTATCACCATCAGAGTCATTAACATAATATATTATCACCATATGAGGTTCTTTGTCATCTGTATGTGGCACACCATAACCATACTTTGCATTTTTATATTGAGGTGTAAGATTAATTTTACTTCTTAAAATATCATACGACTCCCAATTAGCATAACCAGTTCTTTGCATAAATCTATCTAATGTCTTTTGACACAACTTACTATATTTTGATTTGTAAAAACTTTGTAGAGTATCATTCCAAACTATAGCGTCATGTACAAATTGAAAATGGTCTTTTACATTCTTATCGTTCTTATACAATTCAGCAATATCTGGTGTAACTGTACTATCACCTGCCTGTAGAAACCAAGGAAAGCGGTCATTGATTATCGTTCTTTCAATATGGTCAGCCTCTTCTGAAGTTAGTATGTCATCAATTATCTGCATTATATATTTTTATTGAATTGTAATTATTATCAAATCCTAGGTTGCCTTCAACAAAGTAACTTGAGCCTATTATCATTCTTTCATCATCGCCATCATGCACTTGCGATTCGTGTTGTAACTCGCCTGGAAATATTATCATGTCGCCAGTTTCAACTGGTACTTTCCACGATAGTGCATTAAAATAATTATAGTTTTTAATTTTAAAATCAAGTAGAAATCCTTCCATAATTTTAGACCTATCAATAGCAAAAGTAATACTACTATTAGAGGTCTGAACATAAAACACAGAACTAAACACAGCGTTTGGGTGATTGTGGCTGGGGTGATAATCACCTTTTTGTTGAATTGTTCCCCAACTATTGCACATGTAGAAATCATTTTCAACTTCTAAAACATTATCTACATAATCACAAAAATATTTCCAAACAAAATCTTTAATTCTTGTCAACTCAATATTATTTAGGATATTAACGCTTTTGGTTAATTTAGTCCTAGTGTTTAGAGTTTCCATATGTTGTTTATTATCTAAACTTTTTAAAAACCTTAACTCATCATCATTAAGTATTTCGTTAGTCTTTATTATGCAAATTGGATATCCACAAAAAGGTATTACTCTCATCAGAAAAAATCATCCAGTGTTGACTGTCGCTCAAAACTCCAGTCGATTGCATTAACAATAAATCGCAATGGCTCTAAAAACGATTTATCAAACTGACTATCATAATCAATGTACTTATGCAAATCAAATTCTTTTGGAAGAACACTAATAAAAGATATTACATTCTCTCTCAACGAATTAGGTTCTTTCAATTGAACAAACTTAATCTTGTCGCCTTCTTGCACAGTTTCATACTTCTTTAACTTGTTTTTCTTCAACAGATTATTATACAATAAAGAGCCACGAACATGCATTGGTGTAGACTTCTGATAGATTGTAGTTGACGAAGCATACTTCTTTAGATTGTTGCATGAACGAGGAAAAGCAATCTCATGTGGCGGCAACTGTTTAAACTCCTTTCTAAAATCTTCAATAAACTGTATCAATGCGTTTTCATCTTTTGTCATAATCACATTGAGAGCCTCTTTAATCTTCACACGACATGGGGCAGGTGTAGAACTTTTTACTGCCTCGATGCCCATGATTTTTAGTTTAGGCTGTTTCAGTTCAACGCCCTCATCATTGTAAACATTTAAGATGTATCGTTTCTTTGCAGTCCAGATACCTTTGTTTGCAATCACTTCTCGTTTCATAATCATCTTTTGTTCAAACGCATTTACATACTCTGCAAGTTTATCAAACGACTTATCGATTTGTGGTTGTATTGTTTCATTACAAAACTTATCCATGATTCTCACAATCTTTCTTGTGTCAGACTTGTCTTTAAATATCTTATCAACAACTGCACCCAATCGAATGTAAATGGAGTCTGTGTCAGAAGCCACAACATAAGTTACACTCTTTGTTTTTAATAACTTATTTAGAAACTCATTCACATCTCTTTCAATCCATCGAATCGTCAACTGGCCTGCCATAGTAATGCCTTCTGCATGTCGAACATCAAAGTATCTAAAGTATTGATTGCCGATTGCACCATAGGCACTATTCAATGCAATCTTTCTTGCCAACTGAATGTTGTGATTCTTTGCAATCTCAAACTCGTATTTCTTATCGCCAGTCTGTTGATACATCTTCTGTGCTTCCAACATTCTCTTTTTATAAATAACTCGTTCTTTGTATAGCGTATCCATCAGTTCAGGAAGAAAGCCACGCTTGTCAGTTCTAAACTGAGCACCATTTGGCGTTATCGTTCTACCATCTAAATCGGACAAGTCAGACTTCTCGTTCAACATGTTTTCTACATTCACACGATTCGGCTCAAAACCAACCATTGTTTCAGGCGATATATTGTATTGCATAATCAAATGTGGATATAGACTGTTCAAATCGAAACTACAAATCCAATCATGAAAACCAACAACAGGGTCCTTTACATAGGCACCTTCATAACCATCAGATGTTTTAGATTCTTGTATGGCAGGTGGAACAATATTCTTTGAACGAAGATGGTTGTAGATAATACAATCCCATATTCTTACTTGACCGAACACATCTTGATAGTTCACTTTCGCCTCATAGGCCATAGTCAAATGTAAGGCAATCAATTGCATCTTATCTTCTAACTTGTCAACTAGTTCGACATCTTGTATATTGTATTCTACAAATCGTTGATAGTCGTTCTGATAAAACTCTTTGAATGTATCATACGGATTGTCTAATTTGTTTTGACCAAGCTCAACTTCACCGATATGGTCAAGTTTGTAACTCTCTCGTCTGACAAAAGTATGTTTACGATACAGGTCAAGATAATCAAGAACATCAACGCCTAGAATGTCATAGAAACTTTCTTCACGATTATATCCTTTTGCAGTAATTCTTGCACTTCGATTCTCAACAACACCCCAAGGACTGAATTGTAGAATCCATTCTTCACCCATCAGATGTTTGAAACGATTCATCAGATAAGGCATATCGAAGAACTTTACATTCCAACCAGTAATGATGTCGGGGTTGTATTCAACCCAAAACTTAGTGAATGTTTCAATCAAATGTGTTTCTGTTGAACAGTTAATGTATTGAACATCATCTCTATCGTTGACAAAGTTTCCCATACCAAAGACGATAATCTTTTTAGATGTATGGTCTTTTACTGTGATACAGATTAAAGGTTCGGCTGCTTTGTCAGGACTAGGGAAACCATTTTCACTCTCACACTCAATATCAATTGAAAGTAATTTTATCTGCGATAAATCCCAATCGACTTTGCCAGGGAACTCATCTGCAATAAATGGATATTGATGTCTTGTATTGCCAAAGTATTCAAAGTTCGTAACATTCTTATACTCATTCACCCACTTCGTGGCCTCAGGGATACTATCAAATTTTACTTTTGCAACATTACGACCATCTAAAGTCTTATACTTAGTTTCTTTGCCGACTGGAACAAACAGAGATGGTTTATAATTAATTCTATATTTCTTTTGGGCACCGTCTTTATCGACACCACGAACTAACAACCGACCTCTGTAGGGAAGTACACTTGTGTAGAACTTCATTAATTATATTTGAGTATTGTTGAAATGTTTGTTTAGTGTTTCAATTCTTTTTTCTGCCGTTGCAATTTTGTCTAGTTGACATTGCATTGATTTGATAATTGCACCATCTGATGATGGGTTATCAAAATGAATCACTAACGAAGCAAACGCAGTTGCGATATCAGCCTCTGATTGCCTGATTAGTGCTTTGAATAGTGGGTTTTCTGTTTGATGATTTTTTGCCATGTTTCACTCCTTCATTATTTAATAACATATTATACATTAGTTTGACTGGTTTGTCAAGCCTACAAACTATATTTTGTCGTAACCACATACTTACTGC